AGTCTGCGCTATTGTTGCAGACGCAAAGTGATATGTGGGAGAGCCATAATCAGCCTTCCCATAATTATATTGACCGTAGCCAATACTTGCCATTGATTAAGCTAGTGTTATATCTAAGTCACCAGCGTCAAATCTGAATACATCTCCTGATGCTACTGTCTTAGATGCTGTTAAAGCTGCCCATGCCATTAAGTTACCAGATGTTGAAGCATCCATAACTCCAACGTGCGTAACCGTACCCCAAGAACCAGTTGCAGTTACAAATTCTACTGCCGATCCGTTGGTTGCTGTTGTGGGTGAAGTTCCACTCACCGTCATTGCCGCCATACTCTTTCTAGCGTAAGAACCGCCAGAAACTTCTGTGCCGCCACCTGTATCAGATGGTGCTGCTGTGTATAAAGCTAAATATAAAGTACCTGGTGCTGTGTAAGAATTTCCACCAAATACATGATCTAAAACTTTGTCTTCTAAATAATCGCTAAATCCAGCCATTTTTTACTCCTATGAATTACTTGCGTAATAAGTTTTTGTCCTAGACTTATTTCCATAAGTCCGAACTCGTTTAATTAAAGAACCATCTGAAAACTTAGCCTTTTCATTAGCATCTTCTAAATCAACTAACGCCTTTAAGTAAGCAGCTTCAAACATTGGTACTCGCTCATCTTCCATTAAAAACACGCTTGCGTGTTTTAAGCATCCATACAAATAAATGTCAGGATGGGAAGTAGATAACCAGTTAGAAGTATTACTATCACTTAGAGCTGGTATCTTTGAGTAGTATACCAATTCTAATGTCGAGCTAGTAGATGGTGTTGGTATTAATTCTAAAGTTCCATCAACGATAGAAAAATAACTTGGTGCGCCCGATATATTATCTTGTGCATTTCTAAACACGTCTGCCGTTTCTATTGAGACTTGAAATAAGGGCCTGTATGTTCCTGTTGTAATCTTTACGTTAATAGCTTCAAGCCAATCAGTCGGTAAAGTTAAATATTGTGCATCAGCTGTAGCATCAGATCTTTTAACCATGTCTCTGTGCCTGATGTTACGATTAAATTCTGCTTCTGCGTTGTCTATGAAAGTATCGTAATGACTGGTTAAATCAGTTCTGTTTAACCAATTTCCTATTGCTGTTTTTAATTCATCGTAAGTCATACTTTACCTTCCCATATTCTAAACATTTTATTATCTGGATTGTTTAACCACGCTTTCATTTTAGCTTTGTCGTTAAACCAACCCTCACGCATTGCCTTTTGAACAACCACCATTGGTATTTCAGCAACGTGGCGGAGATCTTTTCCTGGTGTTGTTACTTCAGATAATATCTTAACATTATCTATTATGGGTTGTACGTTTTGTTTGGTGTGAATATGGTAAACACCATCATCGTCTAAGTCTTGCGTGACAATCTTAGACTGAAAATTCTTTTTATATTCTGCTACGGTTTCTTTTTTTGCCATATTAAAGAAGTATGGGGGTGATGGGTGAAAACACCCCCACACTAATTAACTTATGAAGTAGTTAAGTCAGCAACTACACCATTTGCAGCTTCGTTCTTCATTTCCAATCCGAACTCAGTATAAATGGCTTTTGTTTCCGCATCACCGATTGCTCCTAAATCTTGAGTTTCAAAAGCTCTCAAGTAAGCAACGGAGATGTACTCTGGATCAACTAAAAGGGCCGATCTACTTCTTGAGAAGTTAGATGGAACAACTTTAATGTCACCAAAGTCACTTGTGTATACAGAAACAGCCGCTTGAACGTGATCCGCTGGGATACCTTCAAGTGCTACCGCTTGTGTAGCAGATGCTCTACCAGTGAAAGCTGAAACAGCTTGCTTGTTAAAAGCACCAACTATCATTACTGATGGTGAAGCACCGTTTCCAAAACAAGTTGAAAGAACTCCTTTCAAGATTGTTTCAGTAAACGCTCTTTGAGTTCCATCGGTTGGAGCTGAACTTTCGTTAGCAGCATCCGCACCATTAGTACCCCTACCATCGTTAGTAGTTATCCAAGATTCAAAACCTCTTGTTGCTCTAACTGTAGCAGCTGCACCGTTGTTTCTACCTTGTGCACCACAGATAGTTTTTTCAACGTCTCTTTTTAATGCACGCCCTATAACAGACATTTGGTGAGCCATTTCTGACTTCTTAGCAGCTGGATCTGACGCTTGTTGTGAACCAGTAACGGTTGCGTTTCTTGTATTAATTTGACAAACGTTAGCTGCTCTTACTGTAGCAGTAGAAGCCGCTCTTGAAATTTCACCACCCTCAAGAACACCTGTTGATGTTGCTGCGGGTAATGACTCTGTTTGCCAGTCGAATTGAACATTTTTGACACTTCTTTTACCACCAAGAGAAACCAAAGGGGTTTCCATAGGGGAGATGTTATATATCACATTAGATAGATCTTCCCTGTCGGCTGTGGCTGTGTAAGTATCAAAAGCATTTGTTATTATTGCCATGATATTTTCCTTATTTTATTATTAATTTAATGCTTTAAAGCATTGATTCAAACACTTTAGTTGCGTCTGACATCTTGCCAGACTTCGCTAATCTCTGACGGAGACGCTTTCCTTTATTTGGAGTTACAGGAACATTTGAAGTGCCTGGTCTGGCTACTTTAGCTTTGGTTGCAACTACAGGTTTCTTTTTAACACTCTCTTGTGTTTTATCATGTAGCATCGCTTTTCTAATTGCTAGAACAGCTCTGTGATCGTAAATTTGGTTTAATTCATTTTCTGAAAAACCAAGTTCAGTAATCGCATACTGTTTTAACTCTGCTCTTCCGTTGGCTGCCTTTTTGGGGTCTTGCCACTCTGGAATCGCACTTACTAAAAGCTGTGCTTCATTTTGCACTTGAGCTTGTAAATTCTGCACTTGCTCTTGTTGGCTTTGTTGCAACATTCTTTGTTGCTCCGCTAACACCGCATCTTGCTTTTTCTTGTTTTCTTCCCAAGAAGCTCGTTGCGAGTTATAACCAACAGGATCGTTCTCCGCTAAAGCTACCCAATCAGGTTCATGTTGCATACCAGCTTCTAACTGGTTACGCATTTGATCTAGTAACTGCGTATAAATTGCACGCTCCTCTCGGACTGCATTAGTTTCGGCTTCAGCGTTTTTTCGATGATTAGCCAATTCTTGCGTTTTCCGAGTGTAATCAGATTGCCTACTGTATCCGTTTTTAAGTTCATCGAGCGTGACCTCTTGTTCTACTCCATCAACACTTATAGTGTAAATGGAGGGTTGCTCTTCACCTTCTTCTTCTACTTGGTTAGCTTCTAATTCTTCTTCTTCGAGTTCGTCATCGTATTCTTCACCCTCTAACCCTTCTGCTTCTTCTACTTCTTCAGTAGCTTCTGCTTCAAGTTCTTTAGGTGCTTCTTCGACAACTTTCTCTTCTTTTGCTTCGACACTCTCTTGAGATTCTTCTTGTTGAGTCAATAGAGCTTCGATAGCCTCTTTGCCATTATCTAAACTGGAGCTAAAACCAGTCGCTTTTGCGTTGTTGGTACTCATAGTAATTTCCAATAATTAAACTAAGTCTATATTATGCAATATTTTTCTTAATTTTGACAATTTGATTTTTCTTTATTGTTCCTCGTTCCACAATTATTCTTAATTGTCTCTCAAATTCTGGTATTAATTTCATTGCCATCCACAGCTTTTCTCTTTCTTCTGATTCGTCTTGTTTAGTGGAGGCCCAAATATTTTTATATTCATCCTCAAGCATTTCCATAGCTTCTTGGAAGATTTCATTATCAAGGATGTCTTGAGCGATACGACCTCGCTCTATGTCTCTTCTGTTATTATCTGCCATCTACCCTATCTCGCAAAATAGGCTTCTATTCTTGCAAGCCTAGCTGGGTCATTATAATTATATGTTGGTATGTTTATTGGCGCGGTTCCAGGTTTTATAGCAACTGGCGCAACAGGAACGCTATAACCCATAGCGTCTGCCATATTTTTACTTAATCTGTCGTGTTCTTCTTGCTGTTGGGCAGTTAATGGCCCTCCTCTGGCATTTAATGTTGGGATAGCTACTTGAGGTGCTACTTCTGGTATTAATGTTTGAGCTATTGGAAAATCTAACTGAGGATTAGCGTCTAATAATGAAGTTACAACACTATTTACCGTTTCTGGTGTTGGTACTGGTGCTATTGTTGGTACTGCGACAGGAGCAGCAATTGGTAGTTGTGCCTGTATAGGTAAGGAAGGAGTTGTTATTTGTTGTATGATTTCTTCAATTGAATCAGCAACTTCAACTGGTTCAGGTGACTGAACTTGAACGGGTGAGTTCGCCAAAAGATTAGGCATTTGTATATTTACATCAGGTACTCTTTCGTAAGTATTAAAATCTAAGGGTTTAGATATAGTGGAAACGCTTGGCGTTTCATTTAACAAACCAAGACTATCTAGAACCTCTTGCACATCTACTAAAGGAGTGGGTTCTGGTGCTGCTGGTATGATGGTTTCATTATCAAACAACGATGCGCCTAAAGATGGGTACGATGGTTCTGGAACTATATCAGTAACGCTGATGTCGTTGGTTGGTAGGTCTTGAACCAAATTAACTATTGGGTCTTGGTATGTTGGTTCAGGCATTGTGTCTGTAGCTACAATTTCGTTATTAACTACAGGCGCAACCATATCTAATATTGGAGTAACTACAGGTTCGGCTACGGGTTTAACCATGTCTAATATTGGATCTTGATAAATAGGTTGATTGGTTATAGTACTTTCAACCACCTCTGGAGGTGCTACTGGAAAACCAACTTGTGGTTCTGGAGTATTTAATAAACCACTAAAATCAATATCGTTTAAATAAGTTGTGTCTAAACTGCCAAGAGGAGAAACTGTTTGTGGTCTTGCTTCTAGAAGTTCCTTAATCTTTCCAATCGTAACACCAGGAGGTGCGTAAGGCATTTGATTAGGAATTGGATCGTAAGCTCCCTGACCTGTGCCTAAATTTAAAACGGGTGCTGGTTCTGCATAAAATGGTTGCTCTTCAAAAACTGGTATAGATGGGAAAGGAACTCTACTTGCTCCCTCTGCTGTGTAACCCATTGGCTGATCCATACTGTAAGACATTCCTGGTGCAATCATTGAGGGGGCGGCTTCACCACCAGCTATAGAACGAGCAAAATTTAATCCACTTAATAAATTATTTCCCCCCTTACCACCAACACCTATTCCAGATGCACCTGATTGAAAGAATTTAGTTTCAGCAGCGTCTCTTGCTCCAGGATTAAGGTAAGTATAACGCTTGTGTTCGTCTGGAACTCTGCTCCACCCTTCTGTAGTGCTACCCACCTCTTGTGTGTTTGGATTAAACCAATAAAAATTCATTGAGTTGATGTGTTCACCACCAAATGCTCTTGTACCTATATCACTATCTGCGTATGGATTGTATACTGTTTCTGCCATTACTTAACCTCGAATAATTTATCTATTTTTTGTTCCATTTTATCTAATACTTCTAACA